GCTTCCATAGCTCTGCCTTTTTACCTGTGAAGTCTTCCCATCGCTTGACGATTACGTCGCAATACTTGGGGTCTAATTCCATCCCGTAACATTTGCGGTTTGTTTTCTCTGCGGCTATTAGGGTTGAACCTGAACCGAGAAATAAATCCACGATTATTTGCGGCTCTCCGTAATTTTTAAAACAATATACAGCCAGCGCAATAGGTTTCTGAGTTGGATGTACTCTTGCTTGCCCGTGCTCGCTTGCTTTTATCATTCCGTGCCATTGGTGTCTGAAAAAACCAATTCTTTTTTCATTTTCCACGAAAGCCATCTCACACGGAGTGTATCTATCGCCAACTATTTCCTTGTCCCAAACGACAAAAGCGCAACGGTTTTTGAAGCCTTCAGGATAGCAATTTGCTCCCCACCAAATTTTGGTAATTTCCCAATTAGCAACAATATTGACCGCCATCTTCGCGGCTTTGGTGTCTTTGTCATTCTTTATTTCTCCTAATTTCCCGGATTGAACGACACCTTCCACACCTTCACCATCGTAAGAGACCCCATACGGGGGGTCAGTGTAGACCATATCTGCCCGTTCTCCGTTCATTAACTTCTCAACGTCCTCCGCCTTCGTAGAGTCCCCACAGAGCAAACGATGCTCTCCCAAGATATACAAGTCCCCGAGTTTGGTCTTCGGCTCTTCGGGTGCTTCGGGTACTTCGTCGGGGTCAGTCAATCCTTCGACCTCTTCCTCTTCGGGAGTCCATACATCGAGACCCCATTCTTCGAGTTGGGTTGCGTCCCATTCGTTTGCGAGGATATCCCAATCCCATTCCCCGAAGCCGACGTTGTCTTTCACGATAAATTCGTTCGCCTTGCTTTCTTCCCAAGAGGCTACGTAGACGGGTGCTTCTTTGAGTCCTGCGGCTTTGCAAGCCTTGAGGCGCATATTCCCACCGAGAACGATATTCTCTGGGTTGACTACTATGGGACGCGCTTCGAGCATCTCCGGGAATTCCTTGATGCTCTTGACGAGCTTCTGGAATTTGTCGTCTTTAATTATCCGAGGGTTGTTCGGGTTCTCCTGAAGCTCCGAGAGATTCATGAGCTTGAACGATGACGGCTTCGAGGGTGTGGAGGAATTCGGCATTGTGAACGGCTAAGGTGAGTAAAAGGGTGGCGGGATCTTGTCCGACGTGCATTCGGACGACTTCAGCGTTCTCCGTTATGAGGAGGTAATTCTTTGCGTGGAGGAGGGCTTTGCGTGCATTTCTCATGGGTGCAAGATACGACCTTCAACGTCCATCGCGATGGTTTCGAGCCAGTCGCGATCGTAGTAATTCATGTGAGGTAGTCTACGGTGTAGGACTTTCATCCCTCCGTAGCTAACCGTTTCGAATTGTTCCTTGTGGGGTTGCTTCATGTATTCGCGAATATTCTTCGCTATCTCTTCCCGCTCTTCTTTGGTGTAGCTCATTCTTTTATCGTTTGTTGGTAGATTAATTCACAGGCGCGAATGCGCTCTTCGGGATCCTCGTAATCTCGTTTTGCTATAACGCAATTGACACAACGATTCATGAAGAGGTAGCGGTTCTCGCTTTTATTTGGTTTCGGGAGGGGCATCTTTTAAAAGGGCTTTGAGTTGGTTAAACATCCGGCGGTTGCAACTCGAACAAGACGAAGGAGAGGTATTCGTTCCCGTGGCCTTGGAATAAATACGGGCGAGGTCTCCGTTGGTTGCTTTGGTGGGGTTGTCCAGGAGCATGCGGATTTCTGCGAGGTCGCTTTCTTTTATCTCTGCTTCCCATTTCCCCAAAGGGCAAGAGGAGACTTTGAGACGCGCTTTCGTGGGCATATGGCAACCGCAGAGCTTGGAGTCCGTAAAGGCTTCCGTTACGAGCGGGCCACAACTCCTCGTCTTCTCAACGAAGTGTTCGCAACCTTGACAGACCGCGAGGCGGTCATTCCTTTTCTGAGCGGTGACGAAGAACATCTTTCAGGATTTTTCGTGTGACATGTAGTGAGCGATAAAGGGTAGACTCTCCAATCCCAGACCGTCGAGATACGTCAGCCATGTTCCACCCTTGCAAGTACAGAGAGAAAACGGTTCGGTCGAACCAGCTGAGGCGGTCGAGGAGCAACTGCATCTGTTCTCGTTGTATGGCTTTTGCCCAATCGTTTTCGCTTGCTTGTTCTTGCGGTTCATTATCTGTTACGTGATAGAGTTGTTTGAACTTGCCCCGTGTGGCTTCGTTATACATGGCTTTAATAAAGTAGCCCAGCGCGTTTTCGGGGAATTCTTTATCTATGCACCTAAGGTAGACGTGATGTACAAGGTCGGAAGGGTTCTCCGTCCATCGTCGCCCGATGGTTCGAAGTTTTAAATAGTTCCTCGTTAGGAAGTTATTCCAGTCCTTTTTGTGCCTTGAGTTCATTTACTTTCGCCCGGTATATTTTACAAAGATCCTCAAGCTCGTGAACGCTGAATCGTTTCGTTTCGTTGCTCAACCTCACGAGGCGATCCGCTGTGCCTTCTCCGTGTTCTTCGTCGAGGCGTTTAGCGAATTCGTACTGCGCTCCCCCTTCGAATCCGTTGCAAGCCTTACATTGGAATTGTACATTCAACTCATCGAAGCGCGTGGGCATCTTTTGCCGCACCATGAAATGACCCGCGTCCGCGCTTTTGTAATGACGCAAGCGTCCGCAAGTAAAGCACTCTCCCCACCCTTCATCGTTGACCGCGCGAAGCCGGATGAATTGAGAGAATATCTTATCGAGCTTCGCTTTCGCCTTTGCTACTGTCATTCTTTCCGGGTATTAAAAAAGGGTTGTTCTTTAATCGATAGGCGAGCTTCGCCGCTTCTGCATCGTATTCGGGAACGTTGGTAGGTTGATCTGTTCCCCTCGTGATTTCTTTGTTCATGCGCTCAAGGATAGGGGCGCGTTCTTCTTCGTGCTTGATTAAGCACTCGCGGAACTCTTGGATTTTGAGCCGCTCGTAGAATTTACCGTAATGCCCTTGCTTCATGCGGTCGCAAACTAACCTTAATTCCTCAAGTTTAAAAACCGGAAACACGTCGAAGATAGTTTCTGCACAGAGGGCGAAGTCTTCGAAGCCGTTGAGGGTCTTCTTCGCATCTATAAATTCCACCGTCTTTTTTATCATCTGCACGACCTCCGATCGTGTTTGCTCTGGAAAGTATCTGAGCGCGGTTCGAATATTAGTTCCTTCTTTCCATGCGGTTTCGCTGGTCGTTTTAAATAGTCCCGTGCTTGAGATAGTTTTCAAGCTGGTTTCTACTTGGTGCTTTCGTTGTTGTAGTTCGTTGTTCATCGTTGTTCCGTTTGATCCAATTGCGGGCGGCCGCCTCCCAATTCTTCATCTTGGATTTGCCGACCATCCAGCCTTTGGATTCGTAAAAGTTATAAAATTTCTCCCCTTCGTCGGTACTGCTTCCTGCCTTTTCGAATTTATCCATGCATTCTTCAATACTTGGAGGAGAAAATCTGCTTCTCTTTAGTTGTTCTTTATTCTTCTCTATAGTTACATCTATAGTATGCGCAACTGTAGTTGCTTCTAGTTGCAACTGTGGTTGCTTCTTTTGCAACGATTGTTGCTTCTTTTGCAACTGTAGTTGCTTGTTCCGTTCGTTGCTTGTTCCAATCGTTGCTTCTATGATAACCGTCATCTTCCTTTTATGACCGTATCCTTCGCAAGCCAGGTAATGAGTCTCGCACAAGTCCTTCCGCATTTTACGGATGTATTGAGGAGTGCAAACCAATGTCTCAGCGAGGTACTCGTCCCCGGCCCAGCAAGAACCGTCCTTGTGACTCAGGGAATGAATCTTAGCAAGGAGGATTCGTTGCATGGGTGAGAGGTCGGCAAGTTCCCATATCTCGAACGGGATCCAAATACCTTTGTTTTCGTTGTTGTCCATCGGCTAAAAGTAAAAAAAAGGGGGTTATTCCACCCCCTCTCTTTCGAAAATCATTACTTCCTCGACGATCTCAGCGTAGGTAGCTCCGCACGTCTCGGATATCTCCGGGAGGTGCTTCAGCATATTTCTACCGCCGTTATCGCACCAGTTCCGAACGGTGTTCGAGGTGACCCCGATAATTCGCGAGGCCTTCTCTACGGAATCGTAGTTGCGAATTAGGAATAATTTAATGTTATTCATAGCGTTCGTATTTAATAGCTCCCCACAAGAAGGAGCGAGAAACCTTCACTCGCTTATTTAGAGGGGCCTTCCTTGCATTATCTCCGTCTTCGGTAGGGGTTACCCTATCTAGCTTCTTTTCGTCGCGTTTTTTGCGCTCCTGTGTAATTACGTTATGTACGAGTTGACGACTGCATTCGTACTTATTCGCGATCGTTGACACTTTTGCCTTCGGATGCTTGCGCAGATATGCGCGAATTTTCTCGCTCTTGCTCATAGCTTCGAAATTAAAGTGTTTCGAATGCTCAACAAGAATTCAGCGGCTTCGAGAATCTTCTCGGGATCGCTCTCCTGGGTAATAGCGTGACCGATTGCCCAACTTGCGTCGATACGCTTCTGGATGTCGGGGCTGTTCTTTTGGCCTCCTTGCCCGAAGCCCGGCTTCGTGAGCCGCATACGGTCGCCCCACTTCGACGGGGTGACTTCGAACTCTACTTCGTCGCCTACGCTCCAGCGGTTTTCACTCTTTGCGGATACCTCTCCGCTTTCTCCGGATTCGAGTTGAACTTCGAATTTGTACATTAAGCCGTTTTGGCTGTCGTAAGTGCCATTCGGTTGAATGGTCTTGATTTTAGACTGTCCCATTTTTTTGGTTTTAGGGGTTAAAATTCTCTTTGTATGATCTCGCCCAGTCCGTTTGGTTGAAATTGGGGAGGTCGATAGGTCTTAAAAGGTTGGCGCGAAGTTGCAAAAATATTTCGCTCCAGCGTTCTTCGGTCGGCTCTCCTGACAAAATTTCGTCTTCGAGTCCTCCGTCGTCATCGCGTAGCGAAGAGTTTCTAAGGAGTTCGAGAGCGTCGGTTTTCATTTGCTCAAAGTCCGGGCTTTCACTATCGTCGTCTTGGAACTCCGACCATTCTTTGCACTCACTGCAAAGTTCCGTCTCTCCATATTGCGGGGCACCACAGCAGTTACTCCTCATTTCGTTCGTGCTTTAATGAGGGATTGCTTGAAGCCCTGCCACGCTCTTTCAAATTCTGCGTCTTCATCGCGGAGGCTTTGCGCCCATTCGTTGAATGAAGAAGCGGGGTTAACGTTCACGCTACTTTGTACGCATACGGGCTTTGCCCATTGCTTTCCTTTTAAATTCTGCATTTATGTATCTGTTTAGGTTAATGATTGCGGAGTCAACTTCAAAGCGGAGGCGGTCGATATCCTCCCCTTTAAATTCTTCTTGTGCCCAGTCCCAATACTTCAGGACGTCTTCTTTAATCGCGCTCATCGGTTCGTGAGTTCTTCTTCGATTTCCTCCTCGATGCGCTTGAATTGGAAGTCTAAATAAGCAGGGTTTACTTCGGTTACGTCGATAACTGACTCGCCGCTTCTGAGCCATATTCGTTGGATTTCGAATGTCGAAGGGCTTGGAGGGGTATCGTACGTTCCCTCTTCTCCGTATTGAATTGAATACTCTACTTCGAGGTAGACGTTGCAATCGATTTGGATTTCGTGCTGTTCCATTTGTTTGTTGTTCATGTGGCTAAACTACAAATAAATTTTAGTTATGCAAAACTTTTTTTAGTTTTTATGCAAAAAAAAGAGGGAAGCCGCGTTCGGCCTCCCCCTCATTGAACAACAAACGTAAACAGATAGATAACTATCAAGCGGAAAGATACGTCATTTCTGAGAGCTTCCGAAATAGTAGTTGACCACTTGCCCCACGAGAGTACCTTCCGCAAATCCGAGGATATGAAAAAAGATTTCTTTGTCTTCGACCCCTGACTTTGCCCATGCTACGAGCACGATCCCGATGCTCATGGCCGCAATGCCGACGAACATCTGCATATAGTCGCGCTTTCCAAGTGCCTTTGTAACCTCTACCTCTCGGTTTCTTGCGCTGGCTCTGTCTGCGTTGGCAAGTTCGAGAAGCAAGACCCGCGCCTTTTCTTTCTCTTCCTCGCTTTCGGTACTCTTGTCAATGAGTACCCCCAAGGCTTTGAGCAGTTCCCCACCAGGGACGAGTTCCCCAATCGCTTCGAGTACGTCGGGGCTTTTATCCCTGAACCATTTACCGAGCTTAGTTTCTTTTAGTTTCATGAGTACATGGTTGAGATGCGTTCGTCGATACCGTAATCTAAAAGAACGCGAGAACCCCTATACTCGCCCCAATTTTCCAGACGGTACAAGTCACAGTTAGTAATATCAAAAGCGGGGATAGTAGCCTTGATGATGGCAACAAGTTGCGGAGGTATTTCGTCGGTAGGTGCGATTCTACGCATACAAACGAACCCACCCAACGACCAAAGGAGCGGAGCGAGATAACCGCTTGTTTTGTGGCTTTCCCAAACCTTCCCCTCGTTTACTCCTTGCAACCAACCCCGGCGGTCTAATGGGATTTTGTAGGCTTTGGTTTTAGTTAGAATGACGAGGCGTGTAGATATCTTGATTTTCATAAGTCCATAAGCACGTTGAAAGCGGTATGTCCGCCGATGATTACCCCGCACCCTATCGCTTGCTTTTTAAAGTGCTTCGCGTATGCCGCCGAATAGCTATCACGATCTAGCCCACAACCTACTTGCATTCCGAAAATCTTGAAGTTGTTTCCGACCATCCATTCTACGTATGCTTGCGTATGAATGTGACCTTGGACGGTCGACTGCATATCGTTTTTGGCTTTGGTTCTTGCCGTGCCTCCTTCGCCGTGAACGTATTGTACGCCGTCGTACTCAATGCGCTCGACCCAATTCCACGAAGTACCGAGAACCTCGTTATAGTCGCGTATCCATTCACGAGGGACGGACGAAGAGAACGCCTTTCTCATAATGATTCGATCATGATTTCCGAGGATAACGCTAGCCACAGGAAAAGCCTCAGCCCATTGCGCTACGTGCTGGATAGCTTGTTGTAATTCGTAGCCCCCTCCCAAGCCGTTCGGGTCGCTCTCGTGATAGCTTGAGTAGTGGTTGTCTATGATATCCCCAATAAAGACGACTTGGTTGCAGTAATGCTTCTCGTAGGTCTCCACGCAAAATTCGAGATACCCCTCCAGCTCAAAAGGACAATGCAAATCCCCTATGCAAAGAATCCTTCGCTCGTTCTTCTTGAGGCTCTTGATAGCCTTTGCGAGTTTGGGATCTAAGCGGGGGCGAAAGTTATTCAATACGTCCAGATTCTATGTTGCGACTTATTTACGTCCAAATCTACATGAATGAAGTTTGGCCCAATTCCTATTCGATTGAAGCCGACTTCGGAAAGTGCTTCGAGAATGATGTACCTCGCCCTCGAATCTTCTACGTGTATATCGGCGGCAAGCCCTAACAAGTGCGAGGAGTTCTTCGCTACGGGGTATCCCCTCTTTTTGAGGTCTTGGTTATAGGCTACGGTGCGAAAGCCGCTATTCACGATGAAGGGAATCCCAGCGCAATCACGAGCCTCGTCAAGCATAGACAAGAAGTCTTGATCCATCATCTCGCCAGAGCCGGGAGAGTCGGGGGAATCGAATTCGTCAAGGGTGAAATATCTCATTTTTTCGCGAGCATTATTTCGATTTTGTGAACTGACTCCATGACTTCTTTCATCATCTGCTTTAGCTCGTCTTTATCGGACTCCACGCGAATGATTCGCCCCTTTAGCTTTTCAATTTCTCTGTTTAGGTTTACCCACACCATCACGATTGTTATCGCGCTTGGGAGAATTGTGAGGATTATTTCTGTCGATGTCATCGAGGAATTTTTTCAATAGCGTTATGTTCTCTTTGCGGTTCTTTCTCATCCGAAGAACGCTCTTAAATCTACCAAACGCGGATACCTACTGCTTCCCGAAATACTCATTCCACTCTGGTAATAGTCGGCAGGCTGTGGAAGCATATCGGCCCCCGTGTTCGAAGTGTATTCAGGAAACAGCGAGGAGTTATTACAGAGGTAGTCATACAGTCTGAAGGTATAGAACTGCGCATTTTGTCGCGCTCGTTCTACTTCACGGTGCAAATCGTCCGGGGTTATGCTTGTAGTGTCTTCAGATATCCGAATAACTAAAGACCCGTTATCCATCTTCACGTAAAGCGAAGGGATCATTTCGACCATAGCCCACCAAAGGGTAGCCTTGCGGACGTAGGAATCCATGAGGACGGCGTAATCGCCGGAGAGCGTACCCGCTTGAATATCGGCCTTAAGTTTATTGAGGAGGTCAGTCCCCAAATAGAGCTGGATGTACTTGTCCTGAGCGAGGATAATTGAAGGAACGAGATAAGCGTCCTCGATGCTTCCATTTATGTTGGTGATCCGCTTGATATAGTCGGGATTCACGAAGAGGATTTCGGGAGTAAGTGCCATTTATCGAGGTGTTGTCCATTTTTTAGGTTCAAGAAATCCCCTGTTCTTCATGTCGCGGGGACGCTTTGCGACTTCTGACTCGTTCCTTTCGATAGGGTCGAGTCCAGCTTCTCTCAATAGCTTTCGAGCTTCATTAATTGAGACTCGCTTATTATTCTTTTGCAAGAAGGTTCGTCTCTCCCAAAAATGCTGACAGCTACCGCCCCCTTTGTAGAGCCAAATTGAATATCTCGAAGCACCACCCGGACCCCATCCGGGGTTGGCACCTGAAGCGGCTTCGATATCTTCTTTCTTCCAAACGCGGTTTCCCGCTCCCACCATCATTTGACAAAAGTCGCGGCTATCGCCATCGGGCGTTCCCGTTACTCTAGGCATATAAGCGTAACGGACTTTTATAATTTCGTTGTCTTGTTCCGAGTCAACACCAGGTTCGAAATCAATAACAGAAGCGAATTTCCAAATAGCGTCCTGTTCACCTTCTTTATCGTAGTCAACTTTGCGAGCATCGATAAGTTCCCAATCTTCTTCGTTCACCTCTTCTCCGCATTCCATCAAATGATTAAAAGCGTCCGTGAGGTTGATTTCTTCAGAGGAAAGCGTTACGAGTTGGCTTTCTATTCCCGAAGCGTTTAGAAGCGTTTTAACGGCCTCTGTGACGACTTGCCTCGCTGGGGCTATGACGTTTCTCTCGAATAGCTCTGAAGCCTCCGCAAGCTCTCCACCGCCCCCTAACTTACCCGGTACGGAGACCCCGAACATCTGAGGCGACGTAACGCGGTGACCGACCATAATCTTCGAGGTCACTTCTTCGGAAAGGAATTGGTATTGATTGTGAGCGTCGGACAATTGGAACGGCTCGAAGTCTGGCTTCCTTTCGGGATCGTCTGAGTACGTAACGATAAACTTCCCCGCGTTGCTTGCTCCCGCAAGTTGTCTCTCGATATCCATCCGGATTCGATTGCGCTCCTCTTGCGGAGGGATACCGTTCTTAAAGTGAATTGAGAACGAAGGACTCATCCCGTTCTTGATGTTGTTAATGTGGTAGACCCCTATTTCTTTATCGAGTTCGATGTAGTTAATCGAGCCGATATAGTCGGGCTTGGGATAGTAGAAAGACCCCGGAGAGAAGGGCTTCACGTATAGAATTTGAGTAGGAAACTCGATGTTCATCTCCTTGTGAAAGCGGTGAATTTCGACCTGCTCCTCTTGCTTATTGCTCCAGTCTTTAGAGTAGTAATACGTTTCTACGATCTCGTCCTCATTGACAAAGCCCGAACGGATATTCTCAAAGGGCAAGTGCGAGACGTTGGCAATAGTCGTCCTATCAAGCGACCAGTTGATTTCGAGAGCAAAGCCGCCCTGAATCTTAAAGTCGAGACAAGCCTTCCGGAGTTCGTCGTTCAAATTCCATTTGTCAAAAGCGAGGCGACCTTCTAAGCTCGAAGCGTCGAACCCTTCGCCGAAGATCATCATCGCAATAGTTGTTGACAATGCGTTGTGAGTAGCGGACGAATGAAAGAGGTCAACGAGGTACTGAGGAAAGAGATTGTCTGCCCCGTAATTCACGAAACCTTCGCGGCTGGCAGTCTCTGCGTAGCTCCGCTCTTGGTATTGGTTGAGTTGTATTAATTCCATATTACTCGTAATATATGACGTTGTCGGGGATTGTTATGTCTGGGATCGTGTAACCTGTCGCGCCGACTACATTAAGCGTCCCTTGCTCAAGCAAACCAACTACCGAAGCATCGGTAGCCACGAGGTTCGTTGAGCTGTTTTGGCCGTATGCTTTATACGTATATAGCCCCGTCTCAGTTAAGAGCACACGGCTTGCCGTTCCGAGAGGTTGGTTCGTGTAGACGCTGATCTTGGTATATCGAGCGTTGTCGACTTCTACATCTCCAACAAAGGCGTGTTGATCCGTGCTTGCCATGTTCTCCAAAATTATTAAATAATGGGTAAACGGGTCGAGGTCTTTTTTCATCTCCTGAAGCGTCAGGTAGATAAATTGCTCGGTGGCTGAATTGGGGTTGAGGTGTATCATTTGAGAATAAAAAAGGGGAGGACTTGCGCCCTCCCCCGTCCTTTTAACCTAAAACCAAAAAGGAAAATCAAACAACAGTCGTAAACGTGAGGAGCGAATCCGAAGATGAAACGAAAGGAGCTGGAATAGCTTCTTCCGCTGTGAATTGCAACTGATAGCCGTTAAGGTCACCCTTTGCCGTTCCCGTTCCTACTGTGCCTCCCGTCGCTTCCGCTCCGGTCGTGTGACCCATGAGGATATAATTATCGTTGTTGTCTTGAATTATGATAGACAAACGACCCTTCATGAGTTCGTAGATTTCCGTATTATCTACCGCGAGAAGGTTGGGCATAGTCAACTCCACGACTTGCGAGAAGAAGACAGTACCATTCTCAACGGAAGAGGTAACGGTTTGTTGAAACGATCCCGTGTTCTTAGTGAGTTCGAAATTCTTGAATTCAACGGCAGTAGCACCGTCGCCGTCTGCTCCCGCTCCGGGGATAACTCCTGCGGCAATAGTACCCCATTCGTCGGCCTCGAATTGAGCGATCCAAACCCTTTTGATTCCTCCGATTTTATCTTTACAGGGGAAGGAACGCCCCGAAACTGTAATACTAC